TCTTCCATCCTTGCTTGGCGAGTTCCTTCTCGCTCTCGACTTTTGTCGTTTGGTAGAAAGCGTCCCAGGCTTTACCTACATTGGCAACAGCCACGGCTGATTTATTTTTCGTTCGCATAAATTTACGGTGATCGAATTGTCCTTGTAATATCCGAACGCGAAGCCCTGCGACCATCCGAACGTGGCGCGCCGTGTCGAAGCGTATTCCATATCAAAGCGAGCCAGCATTCCGACGCAATAGCCCGAAGGCCCGTCAAGCGTGCGAGCGCGTTCCCAGCCTACGCGGTGAAGGTGGGCGAGAACGCATTGACCGTAGGTCTCCGCATGATCGCGGATAGCTTGGACGTTATACATGTAGCCGTGCAGGAACTTGGTTCCGCCGAGTTCGTAAAAGCTACGAATGTGATACGGGTATAATTTCGCCTTTAGTTCCTTTGCCGTCTTTTCGATAGCTTGAATGGTGAGCGTAGCGGCGTGAGCGGCCAATGCGTTAGGCGAAGACGCGAGCTTATAAAGCCGCGCTTCATGATTCCCATATAAAATATGTTGCGGCCGCAGCTCGTAGAGAAAGTCGATGCCGGCGGAAAGATCGTCCGAGATACTCACAGCGCGGTCGCTTGAGTTCGGGTCTGAAATTGCGCCAGAGCGGAAGGCGGCTAGGTCAAGGAAGTCGCCAAGATGGATAGTCGTGGCCGGCTTCCATCGTTCTTTAAACATGAGAACGGCCTTTCGAGCCTCTGGGTCGATCTGATCGCCATGAGAGCACCCGACAGCCATCCATTTTTTCCATCCCTTCATATTAGCTCTGGAATATTGCGCTTGGTTCGTTCCTCCCATATCCAAGCGCGAACGGCTTCCATTGTGTCCTCGTCGAGTTTCGCAAACGCTCCGCATTCGTGCTTTAAAGCGGATCGAAGCTCTTGGTCTATGTCATCCACCAATATCAAAATATCGAGCGCCTTGCAGGCCACCTCGTGCTCGTATCGCTCTGTCTCGTCGTATTCAAGTGTCATTTTCATGCTTCGTCTTCCTCCTCTTCTTCTTCTGCGTCTGGAAATAAAATGCTGAATGAGTCCCCTGCTAGTCCCTCCACGGCGTACTTGTTACCGAAGACAAACTCCCCGTGCAGCGTCTCGCCACCTTGCTCCCATGAAACAATGGTCAACCCGCAGTCGTAGTGCTCCGACAGGATGCGCTTCGCTTCCGCGAGTGCCTCCGCACGCTCTGATTCAACCGTCGGTTGTCTCTTTTTTTTCAAGCGAGAATGTCTATTTTTTTCGATACTCTAGTGCGTAAAATTGTGAGCATTTCGCGTTCGGTCATGCCCTTTGCCCAATGCGGGCGGATCTGATAGTGCGGCTCGTCAACAAACTTCCAGTCTCCTCCCCATTCCATGCCAAGACTTTTGCCGAGCGTGCCTAGCTCGTTATACAGCGGATGCTCTCCGCAGTATTCCTTGCCGCGAAAAATACCGATGTCGAAAGCGATGCCGAAATTATGATTTGAAAAGCCCGCTTTTGCACGGGTCACAATTTTAGTGTTTGGAATTGTGCGGCCTTTTGCGTAGAGCGCATCTTGCTCCATATATGAGCGAGTTCCGCTGATGATCTTCACGTCGCAACCCACCTTTGCACAGATGACCTTTGCAACGCCTAGGAATGCCCGTGCAGCCTTTTGTGCTTCGGGGTGGAGCGTTGCAAGCTGAATCTCGCTGCGTTCGTCAAATGTCATTTTTTGAGCGATGGTATTTCTGGTAGCTCATAACAAAAAGTTCCGTAATCCGTCTTAACGCATAACGCCGGATTATTGAATCCAGCGCATGAAGTCAGGAACGCCATTCCAAGAAACGCAAATGAAAGAACGATCATCCAAAGCGCAATTTTTCTTGCGTTCATTTTTCTTTACGGAAGATTTCTATGAGTCCGATGATGGCCGCGAGAGCCGCCCCTATCGCGTCCCATTTTGCTGGTTCCAAGCTCAAACCGGCAACGGCTCCGATTATCGCGACCCCGCGAATGGTGGACGGCTCTTTGAGTTTTGCGAGTAATGTTTTCATGGTTTTTTAGGTCGAGTCATTTTATACAACGAAACTGCACCGATGCAAATTCCCATCAGAAGCGAAAGAATGCGAAGCCATGCCTCAACCTCGGAGAACGAGATCAGAACGGCAGCAGCGGGCGCGGAGGTTCCGACGAGCGAATGGAAAGTATGGCTCTCCATTAAGTCAAGCTGGCTTGAGTTATGAGTTCCTCGGTCAAGGTGCATGATTGAAGAATGATCGTGTTGCGTTCGCCGCTTTCGGTTAGTTCGATCTCCAGATCGGCCGTTGCGCTTGTCGCGTTGAGCAAATAATCGCGCACGCCAAAGGTCGAGAAGTTGACCGATGCCGTTTTCCCTGCCGTTGCGCTCAAGCCGCTTTGAACCTGGAGTGTAGGAAGGTCAGCAAACCCCTTGTTCCCGCCGAAAGTCACGTCGTAGTAACTGCCTTGAATGCCGCTCACTGTCGCGTTGCCAGCCCCGATGGAGTCGAGTGCTTGCAAGGCCGATTGCAGGCCCGATGCTGTTGTGCTCGCGTCGAGCGGATCGGTCTGCCGTAGAACCGTGGTCGCTACGCTTCCCGTCGTCACCGTTCCTGTGCCGGTTGTGATGGCAACGGCTCCCGCTGTTGTGCCTAGCAAAAACTGGGTCGTTTGCGGAATTGAGCGAACGAAATATTGAGTTCCGGCGGTGTAGCCGGTCAGCGCCGTGAAGCCCGTCAATACAACAGGCTGAGAGAGCGTAAGTCCGTGGTTAGTTGCCGAAATAAATACGCCAGCCGTCACGGTTGAAGATATGGCCACATTGTAGGTCGGCGCGGTGACGCGATAGCTGCCTTGGTATGGAGGGCGTGAAAACGAGATCCGTTGCACTTCGTTGTTAATTACTGAACCAGTAATGGTCGTTGCAACGCTAACCGTCAACGCCGTGCCTAGGTCAGTCCACGTCGGCTGGTAAACAGCCGGAGCAAGTCGGAGTTGCAACTCTTGGATTTCGGCGGTCGTAGCGTCTCCGACTAGGCGCTCGTCAATGAGTGCGGACGTCTCTGGAATTAAGCGAGCGACGTTTGCCGTTATTGCGCTGCGAGTGCCTGCGGAGTTGAACGAGATGACAAAGTTGGTCGCCATCGTTCCGTCTACGGACACGTTGCCTACGCTCGTAATGGCTGAAAGCGAGTTGAGCGCGGACGATATCGCTCCGGCGGTCGCGCTGAAACCGATGGCCCCGCTCGTATCACCGCCAAATGAGAGCGTGAAAGTGCCGCTTGCAGGAATGCCCGTCCTTGTTCCAACGCCGAATTTGACCGTTGTGCCGGTCATATCCACTACGTCGAAGGGCGCGGACACGTTGCCCGTGGCTTCCAAGAAATAAAGGTTTATTTCGCCGTTGTCGCCCTTAACGAAGCGCGGAGCGGTCGCGGGTGCAAGGCTGGTCAGGCTTGTCGCCAGACGGCGGTTTGTCATGTCTATGAATAAGTCGCGTGCCATTTAATTGGTAGGTTTGTCAACAGCTCCCCATTTTCCTATCGGGCAACGCTCGGTTGCCATTCTTAGTTTTGCCCATGTGCTGCATCCACACTTGCGACAACGGCCCGTGGCGTTCAAGGCGGTGGCGTCCCACTCGGGACAGGCGCGGCAAGTCGCTTCGCGGGTGGCGAGAGCTTCGGGTGGCGTGGATGGCAACCCTTTCGCGACAAAGTTAGCTCCGGAGAATAGGGCTGAAACAAATTGGTCTGGTTGAATATTTAACATTCTTCCACTTTTAATAAAGGGCCACCACCACAGCCAACTATGTAATTTCCAAAAACTAGATGATCTGTATTTTCCTTGCAGGCGTAAAATGTTGCTGGGGGGGGGCCGCATAGATATGTATTCGTGTCGAAAAAATAAACTCCCGTAAATATCATCGATGCCCTTACTGTTGCTCCGGAATAACAAGTGGTCTCGGTGTTGTATACGCCAAGAGTAAGATAATCAATCGGATAAAAAGGATTGAAAGGATCGCCTTGATCCACATAACTAAATACAATATAACACCCATTAGGGTCTTTAATCCACCCGCTTGTTGGTTTTGCGCCTAAAATACAAATTGTGCTTGGGTCTGGTAGCGATGCACACGGGTCACAACACGCGCACTCCACAGCGCGAGTTGTGCCGTCGGTTTTGATTTTGATCGCGTTGGAAGCGGTGCGGCCTAGCGTCATTTTAGCATTCCTCGGTTGCGATCCACGACAACGAGCCGTTTACCGCGCCTAGGACGTGGGTGCCGGTTTCGGGTGCTGCTGGGATTTTTAATTTGAACGCAGTAAATCCCATCGAAGTCGTCTTTTCGGTCAACGAGGCGTCAACAAGGAGTCTCGCCCATACAAAATCTTGCATCAAATCCGAGGCCTTAATCGGATCTGCCGTCTTCCCAGCTTTAATCTGATCCCTGAAATCTATGGGAAAATCCTTCATGGTTAGTCGCTGTAAGCAAATGCCACGAGGGTGCTTGCGGTTCGGAAAAATTGCCCCCACGTAACTGTCGCCTCATCGACGTTCCCAAAGTTTGATCGAGACACATTAATGATCGTCGTGTCACTGTTGATTGGGTTAATTGAGTTATTTATAGATGGGATAACCTGCGTCCACCGGCGCGTAAGAGGATTTAAACTGCCGTCTCCTCTGAGAAAAAGTATTATTGCATTTTGTATAATGTCTTTAGAGAAATCATAGTCGTATTCAAGAGGGCCGAATAAGATGCTTGAAAACGACGCATAGCTTATAACATAACTTAAATTTACGCTTGGCAAATCGAGCGTTGTGATGGACTCGGTCGTTGGCAGTGTAAATGTTTGAGTCAGCGTGTCGCTCAATATTTTAAAATCAAAAGTGTATGTGTCCGCAACCGAACCGCCTGTGCCGAATTCGCGAAAGATAATCGTCATGCTAAAATCATTAACATTTGCGCTTATGACAGATGGTACGCTAGACGTCCCAGACGATAGAGCCAGCGTGCCATAAAATCCCGACACGGTAAAAGTTGTAAAGCCATCGCTGCCGGTTTCTTTTGTCGCAGGATCTTTGATAATATAATCATCAAAGCCTGGCATTATTGCGCCAGCCGTCAGCAGGATCGAGAAATCGTCCGCTGTAGTCGTCCGGCATTTGAAGACGCAATCGACGCGGTTGAGTCCGCTGTCGAAAGCCTGCTTATTTGCAGCTGTTAAAATTAGCTCATTCGAGCCGTGGTATATATGTGCCATTTTTTATGCTAAAACTTTTTGCGGTAATTTAGGTTCAATTTTTTCAACGGCGGCCTTAATCGCTTCTACGGCGATCTTGATTGCGTCGAGCAATCCACTCACGCCTGACTTTGCGGAAACATCAATTTCAATGCCGGATTTAACATCGTTGCGCAGATCCGCCACCGTTTTCGTTGCATCCAGCTTTGTCGGGACACTTGAGAATGCAGCATCTGTTGCGGTTTTTGCAGTTTGATAATCGACTAGGAGTTTTGCATTTAATGGATTGCCTCCCATAAAATTAATGACATCCTTTATTGATTGTTGTCCTGCCGCACTATTAATTGGATTTGCGCTTAACTGAGTTTTGACTCCATTTAAATACGTTACGACAGCGGCGATTTGATCCTGTCCAGTTTGCCCAATCTTATCTACTCCTAGCTTTTTAGCAAGATCAGGGAAACTCTTTTGTGCGAGATCAGTTCCGAGCAACTTATCCATTGCCTTCAATTCGTCTCTTGCCGCTTTCGCTGAATTGCTCGCTGTTTGCAAAGCCGTAATATCCTTCATTTTCGATAATGTATCAGCAAACCCTATTGCTGAAGCAAGGCTACTTGAAAGCTCGGCTGCTTTTTTTGCGGCGTCAAAGAATAATGGGTTTCCGTTTGCATCCAAATATTTTATGTTCCTTGAATTATTCGCGGCGATAGCCATGTTGGTAGCGAACAATGCGGCTTGCGTTGGATCAAGTCCAGCATCCAAGGCCTTTTTAAGATCATCTGCATATTTCTTGGAATCCTGCAAGGCTTGGACGCGAGCAGAATCCCCTGCGGCTTGAGCGGTGGCTAAGTCAAGTTGATATGTTAGCTCGTCTTGCTTTAGTTGGTTTTGCTTTGCTTGGTCTGCTGTTTTTTTAGCATTAGCGTCGGCTACGTCAGCTTGCCCTTTTTTATACTCCGCAAAATACTTTCGAGCTTCTTGCTCTGCCGCTGCTTGAGCCTTTGCTTCTTCATCTATCTCAGTAACCGTGGCTTGAGTTGTTGCTTTGATTCCTTGCTGCAAGCGATCAATTTCAACTTGGTGCTTTTCAATGTCTGTAAATAAAGGCGGTACTCCAGCCATATTTGCCTTGAAATCATCTGGAATTTTACCCATTGAATCAGAAGCCTTTTGAGCAGCAAGTTGAGCGGCAACTGGTATTCGCTGTAAAGCAAGTTCAGCGGCTAAAGCCCCAGCGGCAGCACTATCTTTAAGCCCAGCGGCAATTCTGTTAAATGCTGGCCCTAGATTTGTAAAAGTATCTGCAAGCGATCCAGCCACTACACTTTTGATATATCCGCTAACATAATCAAAAGCAGATGTAATCGCCAATATAAGCGGACTACCAGAAGCAAATTGATCTATTGCAAAATCGCTTATGGTTTGGAAGGTAGCAATTAGCGTTGCATAAATACTATTCCCTGTGTCTTTAAATTGCATTTGTATTGCCTGTCCAACAATTTTAAAAGCTATCCCCATTTGTCCTGCATCAATGGCTTGAACAGCGGCTTGAAATCCTTTCATTCCTGCACCGGCCCCTGTAAAAAAACCGGCTAGATCTTGACCTAGTTTTGTCGCATCAATCCGCGTCATTGCTGTCGTTAGTGCATCAAGTGCAGGCTTAACTTTATCAAGAATCCCAGCGGCAAAATCAACAAACTTCCCGCCAACGATGGTCAAGTTGTCGCTGATTTTATCGAATTGCGCGGCCCCTGCCTTCATGACATCTGGCAACGATCCAAGTTGAGATTTTGCAGTTGCAATCTCACCATCCATATTTGCAAATACTTGGTTCAATGCACCGCCAGATTTCCCAAAAATATCCATCGAGACGGCTGCACGTTCGGCTGGATCTGGGATACTAGCGACAGCTTTACCTATGGCTTGCAGTTGTTGATCGGGGGAAAGGTTTTTTAGGCTTGAAAGCGGAATGCCTAATTTCGTGAATGCGTCAGCGGCAGTAGTGCTTCCATCACCAGCGTCAACGATTGCTTTTTGCATCTTGTTGATAATCGGGCCAAGTGAATCGGCCCCGACTCCTGTATTTTGGAAGGCTCGCTCTAAAATCAAAAGTTTATCAACGGCAACACCTGTTCTATCCGAAAGATCAGCAAGTCTGCCGCCCATATTCAACGCATCTCCAAAGCTCTGTACGGTCTTCTGTGCTGCGGCAAATGCTGCGTCAATCGCCGCTGTTCCAAGTTTAACTGCCGCGCCTGCGATTCCTGCGCCTATTGCTATTTGACCAAATCCGGCCCCTGCTTTTTTCCCAGCATCTTCAGAATTATCCCCAGTTTTTTTAATATCTTTATTTAATTCCTCAACCTTTGGCGATGTCGCGGTGGACGAATCCCCGATGGCCTTGATGTTTTTCTCCA